ACTGTATTGCGGAATACCGTGGTAAACTCTCGGTCGTGGACTTCAAGGGTTCGACCAAAGCCAAGCGCATTGATGACATTGAGAACTACTTCCTGCAAGCCACAGCCTATGCAATCATGTGGCAAGAGCGGACAGGAATACCTGTATCCCAAATCGTTATCCTCATCTCCTGCGAGGATGGAATCGTGCAGGAGGTCATACGGCAGACGAATCAGTATGTTCCTCTGCTGAAGATGGCTATAGATCACTACGACCGTATGCAAGAGCAAAGGAGCAGATAATGGCAGTTCCTACCTTTGGACAGATGGCGGCTTATCTTCGTGCACGCTTTTCCCGTGGTCTAGACGACAAACGGGCAGATCCCACCGTGAAGGATGTTCGTATGCTTTCGTGCTTTGGAGACGGACACTCCATTCCTGTATGTCCTGCCCTGCGTCCAAGCAAGGTTGAAGACGGTCGCTTCTACTGCAATGATTGTGGTTGTGGCGACAAACCAGGCAAGTGGCTCAATGGCAAAGAAGGCGAGTACACAAAGATCGACTACCCTGTTCTACTCTGTCCACGCAAGATGCCCGGGTTCTCCAACTACGAGGCTGGCAACAATTCCGAGCCTCGCAAGATACAGATCGAAGAACTGCTTGCGAATATTCAGAAGGGTATACAAGAAGGGCGGCTGACCCCAAAGAAGTCGCCGCCCTCCTCGCCTCCCCAAGCCTAAAGGGTCGGTATTCTAGTATCCCCAGACTCTGATGAATGGGTTGTTTGTATACGATGCCAGGATTTGGGCAATCGCTGTTGCATTGGACGGAGGACCACCGCCAGCAGCCGCTATGGAAGTACCAACCGTTGTTCCATAGTCATTATCGCCACATACTCCAGAAAGATTCGGTTCGCTTCCAGTAAATCCTGCAAAGGAAGAGGCATAGTAGGAGCGTTCGTACAGGCTTGTTGCGCTCCACTGTCCTGTTTCCCAATTCCAGAATCCAGATCCTATTGCATGAGAGGTGTAGTCTCCCTTGACCTGAATATAGACATGGGCGGCATCACGGCAAGGAACAAAGATGCGTGAAGGCTTTTCAACAAGCCCGATGAATTGCTTCTGAGCGGCTGGCTGTGCATATACAATATCACCATTAAATCCGTTAACATAGTACATCGTCATGTTGTCAGTAACACCCGCATTAACAGGATTTCCCGAATAGAAATCATTATTCTTGATAGGATTGTTGTTTCCAGTGTATCCTGGGAATCTGCGGAACTGGTCAATGGCGTGTGCCCAGACAGGAGCCATCTGGTATTCCTTTGTCAACACCTGTGCGTTTCTCTCGAATTCAAACTGAGTCGGAGCCGTGTAGCCGACAAGAACATGGGAGATGAGATCCCACTTTGTCAACTGCACCCACAAGCCCTGCTTCAGAGGAATGCTCGGGACACCGTTGATTGTTGCCACTGGCACAACATTTGGCTCATCTAGAGTTGGTCTGGTCCAGCCATCGGTGACAGAAACAGGAGTTGTCTTCAGATAGTAGTATGTGCCCGATCCGCTAACTCCCACGATGTTTGAAACCGGGTCTGTTGTCACACCGATGAAGAGGTTGTCCAGAGTCAAGCCACGGGCAAAGATTGGACCGGCTTTCTCTGTGACAACGATACCCGGAGCCTTTTGTCCTGCAAGAAGTGCATCATACCCAAGGTTTTGACCAGAAACATTTTGATTTGCATCTATTATCGCTTTTCCTGCTTTTATTGGGAAATCCTGATTAGAAGGTAGATTCGAAATGTCTGCCGAGACATTTCCGCTCACGGTCACAGTGCCCGCAGCCGCACTCCATGAGGCAATCGTGATTCCTGATGTTGGCAGGGTCAACTGACTTGCCGTCTGTGCGAATGTTACTGCGATAGGGGACGAGAATGTCACCCCAACAGGAGTTGCACCCGTCACTCCTATAATAGGAATGCCGCTTGACACACCCATGACTGTTATGCCAGGAGCCTCTGTGACAAAGATGCCTGCAACGGTTCCGCCTTCGACCTGTACACGGACAGAGGTTGCTCCTGCGACTCCGAACACGGGAATTCCAAGATTTCCGCCACCATCTGCAAAGCAAGATCCCACCAGAACCGTTCTGACGGTGGAGAATGTGATGCCTGTCGGCACAACGCTTCCGAATGTGACTCCAAGATTGCCAGCAGCACCAAATGTCATGCTACCGAATGTAACCTCTACAGGTAGAACCCGTAAACTAGTGCCAGATCCACTCACTCCACCTATGACCGGTATGCCGTAGAAGGTTGCACTAGTTCCAGACAGACCGTATCCAATGGGGACTCCGGTGACAGTCGTCAAGACTGTGCTGAATGTGGTTCCACCACCAGAGAGTCCTCCTATACCTGTGTTGCCAAGACTTGGTTTGACACTTACCGATGCTGTTCCAAGAGAAACAGCAAGACTTGTTCCATCTGGAGTAATTACTTGGGAATTTCCTATAAAAGTCACTCCTATGGCGGTGTCTTTATTTCCAACAACACTTACTGCCCCTGTAAGGGTAAATCCTGGTTCAAAGAAATTCCCTTGATACGGAGATACACGGAACCAAGTTCCACCACGATAGGCTATTGTTGTGTCTCCACATACTCCAGCACCAAGGCAATTTCCAGCGTAAGTTATTCCACCATAGTCGAATCCAGTGATGTTTGCTTTAACAGGCAGAACCTGTACACTCCCATCAGATCCACTCACTCCACCTATGACCGGTATGCCGTAGAAGGTTGCACTAGTTCCAGATATACCGTATCCAATGGGGACTCCGGCGACAGTCGTGAGAACCGTATTGAATGTGGTTCCACCACCAGAGAGTCCTCCTGTTCCTGTGTTGCCAGTTGCAGGGGCAATAAGGGCTGTGCCGAAGGTTACTCCTACGGCAGTTGCTCCAGAGATACCAAGAATGGGGAATCCGATAAAGGTTGTTCCGCTGTATCCCGTAGAAAGAGCCTGTCCAAAGTTATTGACGGGTAAGAAAGGCAATCCGAATCCAGGAGAGCCTACTGGATTTGCACTTCCACCACAGACTCCTCTTATTATACCGTCAAATGTTCCACCACCACCACCACTGGTGCTCACGGTTCCCTGCCATGTTACTCCAAGCCAAGAGTTGGTGATTCCACCAGATGCTGTGGTCACATAGTATAACTGATCGAGGAAGGTGTTTGCGGTTGATCCGAGAGAAATTCTTCCAAATGTAGCCTGTACAGGAAGAACCTGTACACTCCCACCAGATCCACTCACTCCACCTATGACCGGTATGCCGTAGAAGGTTGCACTGGTTCCAGATAGACCGTATCCAATGGGGACTCCAGTCACAGTCGTCAAGACTGTGCTGAATGTGGTTCCACCACCAGAGAGTCCTCCTACACCAGAACTACCAAGGCTTGGTATTATGGAAACCGGTCCACTAATGGTTGCACCGATTGGAACGAATGTTGCGCCTCCTGTGGTTACCCATCCTTGCACGAATATTGGAGCAGCCGTGGTTCCGACAACAACCGTTCCCTTGTCGTCATTGGGAAAGAAAGTTCCGTCATCTTTTGTGATGATGACCTTTAGCGGATATCCATATGAAGGACCGTCACCCAATAGTGTATTCGAATTGATTATTGTCATTCCAGCGGCAGGACCGGTCACACTGATCGTGTTTGCAATGTTAATTGAGCCGCCAGAAATGTTACCGATGGTCAAGACACCGATTGTTCCACCAACAATATTGAGGAAGTCTGCTGTTCCTCCACTGAGTCCAACGGTTCCGCTTACACCAACTGTGCTTGCGTTGAAACTTGCCGAAACCGTGCCAAGGCAGATTCCCACCCCTTCAATGGCAACCTTGAGCGCATCGCCAGAGATTCCAATAGGAGCAAATCCACATACTCCCTTTGCATAGACTCCTATTCCAAGAACAGTTTGATTTGTTGTGCCGCTTATTCCCAACCCTTGAAGTTCTTTGAGTGCGCCGGTGAGTGTTATTCCAACAGGACTGGTGGTGAGGGAATCAGAGTGTCCCTTTACAGAGACTGCGTCGGTGATGTTTGTGATTGTTGATATCGTGCCAATCTTTACATCACCGAAAGTCACACCAAGACCACCAAATTGACCAAGCGCAGCGCAAGCACCACAATAGCCCAATGAATCTGGACCCATTAGGCTTGAGGCTATGGCTCCAATGGTTAAACCGCCAACAAAGCCACTGACCGAGACAGGAAGATTCTTTAGATGGTAGTAGAGGCTCTTATCGCCTGAAGTGTCGGTTGCCTCCCCTGTCTCCCACTTGTACGGTTGAACCGGTATAAAATCAGTACCGCTATTTGTCACAGCCACATTAAGACTTTCGGTTCCGTCGTTTTTGACCTTGACGGCATTGATGATGCCTGTAAGGGTTCCACCAGAGATGTTCGAGATGTTCAGAACCTGGAATGTGCCGCCGACAACATTGAGCAGAGTAGCCGTGCCGCCAGCAAGGAACACAGGCAGCGACACTCCTTGAGCAAGCGAGACGCCACCAATGGTTGTTGTCGAGGGAACGGTGACGCTTATGTTGCCAAAGCAAATGCCGCTCAGACCGCTTACAATCTGAACAGGGTATCCTACAAACTGAGAACCGCTGTATCCAATTGGAGCACCTGTGGGGCTTGAGAGCACCGTTCCTATCGTCTCTCCAATGCTGAATTCGGCATTGGATATTTCTACGCTTCCTCCAGAAAGAGTCACAGGAATAGGAGCAGTGTTGGCGACATTGACATTTGGTGCGTTTGTGATTGTTGCAGCAACACTTGGTGTTCCGGTGAGTGTTACCTGTGGGGTGTTCGTGATGACCGCCTCGACCGCCGCCGTGCCGCTGACAGAAACCGAAGGAGTTCCGGCAATTTGCACTCCGGCAAAGGTCACAGGATATCCTGTGAAGACTCCACCAGAAGAGCCGACAATGGCTCCGTCTGATCTGCGAAGAACCACGCCAATGGTCAACCCGGCATCGGCTCCCTTGATGTTCACGCCAACTGTGTTTTTGATTCCGTCAAGAGTTCCACCACTTATCTGCGCCGGAAGGGACACACCAGAGGCAAATGCACCAATGGTGATTCCTCCCGTTCCGAAAGAAAATGTGTCCACGGTCATGTTTGAGACGGCAACCGTTCCGCCAATGTTGCCAAAGGTCACGGCAATGGCTTCGGTGACACCAGAGCCAGAGACAAAGTTACGGATACGGGTGGGTCCAAAGGTTATGCCACCAAAGGTCACGCCAAGGCTTGACCCTATTCCCTGAAGCGGAGCACAGACTCCTGCTATGAAAAGACTTGAATCCAGTTGCAGATTCACTCCAGCAAAGCACAAGCCTGTGGAATTCACAACATTAACATTGACCGCCGAGAGTCCACCGTATGACTTGACCGTATTCTCTACGGCATCTATAAGCCAGTAGTTTTCGGCATTGTTCAGGCTTATGGGGAGCGGAGTGGGGTCTGCACCCTGATCGTCCACAAAATAGGCGTTTCCGCTGTTGCCCCAGACCAATTTTACATATTGAATTGCCGCCGTTACTCCATTGACTTGACCCAATGTTGAGCGGTCGGCTGATAGATAGTTTGGTATGCTGTTGACTATACTGGCTGTAAATCCCTGACCTGATGCGTCTGCCATGATGACTCCCGTGATATCTTTAGGCTTGAGTGTGGCTGTGGCAATAGCCAAAGTATGTATAAAAGAATAAGGCATTGCCGCTTGACTCTTGGCGTTTAGCCTGTATACTTCTCCAAGAAGAAAGGAAATCCTATGTTTGATGGTTCAGTAAACTATTCTGTTGAAATAGAAAAGAGAATAAAGGGCAAAAATCCTTCGTACATTGATGCCGTAATGGATGTCTGCGACACTTTCGGGGTGGAGCCACAGGCTATCTCAAAGCACCTGTCGAAGACGCTCATCGAAAAAATCAGAATCGAGGCTTCGGCAAAGCACATGATTCGTGGGAAGGAAAAGTACAAGGGATCACGCCTACCCCTATGAAGGGCTATGACCTCTTCCAAATCTATCTTGGGGTGAAACTCCATTTCACCTCGGATTCATACGATTTCTTCCGATTTCGGGGAAAGACAAACACCTCTTTTGAATCCTACCTCAAGCGAAAAGACAAGTATTGGTTTGAACGCCTGTCACGCTCGTTCAAGGGCGATCCTGTAGATTTCTTCTTTGCCCTCCTTGCCCATAATCCCAATCAGTGGATCGGAGAGGTCATGGAGGGTGGACACGAAGAGGTCTATACCCAATGGCAGAAGCGGATGCAGAATTATTCTGAAGAATTCGGAGAAGACATGGGGATGCTATGCTCCCTTGCAAGGGATCGGGGATTCAATTGGCTTTTCAAATCGGCTGATGGTGGACACCCGCCTCTACTACAGGCTGTGGTGCGTGGAGAGATTTCACCAGAATCCCTTATAACACTGGACGAGATGCTTGGATTTTTCGGAGAGTTTTCAAAGATGCTTGATGGCGATCCCCTGTGGGAAACGATGAGAAAGCGTTGTGACAAATACCGCCCATTCCTGCGATCAAAGGGGGTTCTTTCTAATACTCTGAAGCACCGCAAGATACTCAAACAAAAATTAGCCGATTCAGGAGTTGGGGCTTGACTTTCTCCCAAACGCCTACATAATAGACAGGTCAAGACATACAGCGTCATACAAACATCGTACACAAAACAATACAAAGGAGCGTACACATGAGTTTCAAAGACCTAAAGAAGAATTCCAACGACAGCATGAAGCGTCTGCTTAATGAGGCAGAGAAGTTGAAGAAGGGTGGCGGCGAATCGTCCTACGAGGACAACCGCATTTGGAAGCCCACTCTTGACAAGTCCAGCAACGGCTATGCAGTGATCCGTTTCCTGCCTCCAAGTGAGGGAGAGGACTTGCCGTGGGTGCGCCAGTTCTCGCACGGATTCCAGGGCAAGGGTGGATGGTTTATTGAGAATTGCCCCACTACGATTGGTCAGAAGTGTCCAGTCTGCGAAGCCAACAACGAGTTGTGGAACAGCGGAGTAGAGTCAGACAAGTCTATTGCCCGTGACCGCAAGCGCAAGTTGGCTTATGTCTCCAATATTCTTGTCATTTCTGATCCCTCTGCCCCACAGAACGAGGGCAAGGTGTTCCTGTACAAGTACGGGAAGAAGATCTTTGAGAAGATTGAGGAGAAGATGCACCCACAGTTCCAAGATGAAGAGGCTGTGAATCCTTTCGACTTCTGGAAGGGAGCCGATTTCAAACTGAAGGTTCGCAAGGTGGACGGCTATATCAACTACGACAAGTCCGAGTTTGCCAATCCTGCGGCTCTCTTTGGTGGCGACGACCAGAAGTTGGAGGCTCTGTGGAAGACCCAGTATTCGCTGAAGGATTTCACCAATCCAAAGGAGTTCAAGTCTTATGATGAACTCAAGCGTAAGTTTGATTCGGTCATTGGTGGATCGGTGTCTGCGCCAAAGCGGGCAGAAGACCTTGACGATGAGGTTGCACAGGCAGCGGAGCAGTTTGGTTCCTCTCCAAAGTCCCGTTCGGCAAAGGAAATCAAGCGTGAGAATGAAGAGGATGAGTTTTCGGGAGATGCGATGTCGTACTTTGAGCGTCTTGCCCGAAATGATGAGTAAGGGGTCGAGTAGATTCGACAGGCTAAGTAGGAGACAAACGGCGCACCAGAGTTGGTCGAACGGCTCTGCATAAAATCGACTGCACAATAACTGCTAACACAGTTCGTCTCGCTGCTTGAAGCGGCAAGGGAGGGGTAGAGACTCCGATATCTGCCCCTCCCAAACCATCGGATAGATAGCCATAGGAATCGTAAGGCTGTTGAACTAAACGATTCAAAAACTGCAAAGGGATGTCCGTGTCCCAATGCTGTACAGAACACGGACTAGGTTCCGTAGAAGTTTGTCTTTGATGTGGTTCTGGACGGGGGTGCAAATCCCCCCGACTCCATGACTGAGAGTGGTGGAATTGGCATACACGGCAGACTTAAAATCTGCTGCCTTTCGGCTTGCGGGTTCGAGTCCCGCCTCTCGGATTCTGGGCTGATAGTTCAACTGGGGGAACGCTGCCTTTGCAAGGCAGAGGTTGGGGGTTCGAGTCCCCCTCAGTCCACTGATGGAAGAATGGCTGAGTGGTTAAAGGCACTGGTCTTGAAAACCGGCGTAGGCATTCGATGTCTACCGTGGGTTCGAATCCCACTTCTTCCTTTCCCTTGTAGTGTAACGGTAACACGAGAGACTTTGGATCTCTTTTTCT